TCTTGGTGGCGCACAACCTATACTTGGACCACAACTGCAAGCGCGCCCTGCTCCAACAACACCACCAGCTCCTCCTGAAACTCCTGCTCCTCCTGCTGCTGGTGGAGGCGCACCCGTTGTTGTGAATAACAACTCAACACAGTCGAGTCAGTCTGCATCAAACACTGAAGGTAATAACGTTGCTGGACAGAACTTCCCAATGTTCGTAACAGATCCGTTCATACAGCAATACATTCAAAGACAAACGCCACACTATCAATAAAAAAAGGGGAGCCGAAGCTCCCCTCAAGTAAATCACAGGTGAAAGGAATAAGCCCTGTGATTATTCATCATCCTCAGCGAGCTTATTGAAGAACTCCAAGTCATCATCTTCGTCGATGGCAGGCTTCTTCGGAGCAGCAGCAGTCTTACCAACTGCTGGCGCAGCTGCTGGGCGCGGAGCAGGACGATCAAAAGGGACTTCGTCGTCTTCCTGCTTACGAGCAGTAGGCTCAGCGAGAACCTTTTCCAGGCGACGCTTCAGTTCGTCGTAGCTCTTGAACTTATCTGGTGCAACAAGCTCAGCGAGTGAGTACTGCGACTTCCAGATAGCTTCCATGTTATCTTCATCATCTGACAGCGGAGCTGGCTCTTCGAACTCGCTCTTATCGTAGTTGCGATAACCTTCGACCTTGCGAATCTTCAGCTTGAAGTTCGCACCAGCCCAAAGATCAAATGGATTGGTTGGCTTTTCATCCTCGAACTGAGGATTCATCTTCTCGTTGATCTTGTCGAAGATTTTCTTACCAAACTTGAAGAGGAACACCTTACCTTCGTTCTCAGGATGAGCAGGATCCTTAACGACGTAGATGTTTCCGATATAGCTCAAACGACGCTTGCGAGCGCGAGCGATTTCCTTATCCTTGTCGTTACCAGAGTTCCAGAGCTTGGAATTAGCTTCAGCAACAGGATCGGGTTGATTGAGCGTTGTCAGCGAGTTCTCGATGTACCAGCCACCTGGACCTTGGAAACCATGATTCCACAATCGGACCCATGGAAGCTCTTCGTTGACAGGTGCGGGAAGGAAGCGAATGATAGCGTATCCGTTACCAGCTTTATCAACTTCTGGCTGCCAATAGCGATCATCGTTTGACGATCCCTGTTCCTTGTTAGCGAGCTTGTTGATTTCTTTGGTGAGACGCTCCAGCGAAGAAGTGCGCTGACGCTTGAGTGCGGAAAATGATTCGTTCATATGTATGTCTCCGTTGTATGTGCGTTGTGTGTTTCGTCTTATCCACATTATTCATGATATACTAGTATATAGCGTGCTGTCAAGACGAAAAGACATCACGCATCACTTTTTTTACAGTATCTTTATCAGTTTTCACGAATGGCTTATACTTACTCAACTGACGATACGCTTCAGGCCAAACGATTGTGTCTGTGATGATACTGTTCCAACAGTCTAGTGTGTCAATAATCATATCAAATGCGATTACAGTTTCAGCTGCAATCTTACCGCCAAGATACATTTTCAGTAGTGGCGGATGCTCACCATTTGTCTTCAGCACCATACGAGGACTATCAACATTGTCCTCGATGTATTGAAGATCTTGTTTGAGATAGTATGAAAAGGCTTCGATACGCTTCTGCCAATTCAGATATACTTTCTCAGACTCTGGACCATTCATCTCACCGACCCAACGCACGCCTGCGTTAGATACGAAGTTTGCTACGAAGAAGTCGGTGAGATCTTGGTCGTCGTATTTGCGTTCCAGCTTGCGAAACAGATACTGATCCTTTCGCTTGAGAAAAGCTTCCTCAGATATGGTGCGAATCTTACCACCATACTTGATGAAGTCGTAGTCGCTAGTGAAGTGTAGCTTCAGTGCTTGGTAGCGACTGTATGCTTTCATGCCTTCCATTAGGCTACTTCTTGAAATCAGCAGTCATATTGGTAACCTTGATCCAGTTCGCTTAATCATGTTGAGTGACATAGCTTCAGCCTGCAACAGCTTTCGCATAGATGGAGTCATCAGTTTAGATACGTTCTCAAACTCAAGTCCAGTCCTTTCGCAAACATCAGTGATAGCTTCTAGATAGCTCATACCCTTTTCAGATATTCGTTGCTCAACCATAGCAACGAATGTGTTGCTGCTCATAATGCTTGCGACTTCTGTCAATTAGAATTTCCTTTCAAAGAAACATAGTACCATGATCTTGGATTTGCTCGAGGGTGCGCCCACAATCAACACAAGTGTTGTTTTCTGGATTTAACTTACATACATTCACACATGGCGATGCAGGTTGTTGCTTCATATCGTTTTCGATACTATCGACGACGTCTTGCATATCGTATGTTGGTCCACCATGATCTCGTCGCTGAATATCTTCAGACAACATCTCAGGGTAATACAGTTCTAGTGCGACACAATCTTCAACACATTTGAACCAATGATACTCACCAGGACGCACAGTGGTAAAGTCACTTGCTCTGAGAACAGTAACATCAGTGAGGGCGTAGTCATTCTTTCGTACATGGATTTCCAATACTCCTGAGATGACGTAGAATCCATTCCACTTGTGTGCATGTTTATGCTCCGAACATCTAAATCCAGCCTTAGCCGTAATCTTATGCAGCTCCGACACAGAATTCTGTACTAGAGGTGTCGTGGTACCCCACACCTTACCATTAATGATTCCCATGACTACCCTTTCGATACGCAGGCTAGTTTGTACTGATCCCAAACGTTTCTTCCATATTTCTTTTCTTCAATGAACCTGAGCGCATACATACATGCGTCATAAGTATTGAACTCTTGGAAGGTTACGTTTTGACCGTTGCCACCATTGCCTGCGAAATATGTAACGACAATAAGAACGTAGATCATCGCCTCAGGCTCCGCTTGGAGATGTAATCCAACTCTACTAAATCATATAGTAGTTTCTCGAAGTTGTCAAGACGAATCATGTTCGGACCATCACTTGGCGCAATGTCTGGATTTTGATGAACTTCCATGAACAGCGCTGCTACACCAACAGCAACAGCAGCGCGGGCCATCGTGGGCACATACTCTCGACGACCACCTGAGCTTGTACCATGTGCACCTGGCTGCTGGACTGCATGAGTACAATCCATCACGACAGCGTTGGTATACTGCTTCATGATCTCTAGCGAACGCATATCGACCACAAGATTATTATACCCAAAAGTCGTACCGCGCTCAGTGAACATGTATTGAGTACAACCATACTTACGCAACTTCTCAGCTACGTTCGCCATTTCCCACGGCGATAGGAACTGACCTTTCTTCACGTTAACAGGCTTACCACTTTCTGCTGCTGCGCGGATAAGGTCAGTCTGGCGGCAAAGGAATGCAGGGATCTGAAGGATATCAGCCTGCACTTGTTCACATTGCCACGGATCGTGAACGTCCGTGAGGACTTCGATACCCCGAGCACGGACGGCCTCCATTCCGTAAAACGCTTCGTCGAAGCCTGCACTTCTGTAACTGTCCGCAGAGCTTCGATTAGCCTTATCGAAAGAGGTCTTATAGATGAAGTTGATTTGTGTGTCGAACTGTTCGCCGACAATGTAGCAAATTTCTTTGAGAGCTGAAGCTGTTTCGACTGCGTGATCCTTAGACTCGAATACGCATGGTCCAGCGATAATGCTAAGGGGCTTATCGTTCCCACAATTTTCATAGAAGCTCATATCAGTCCCACAGATTCTTGTAATACTTACCGAAGAGGCGAGTTCCGTTATCCATACGAACAGACCACGCTTTCATACCTTCACGATCGACCTTGAACGTGTAGTTAGGCCCTGACACCATTTTAAAGGTTTTACCATCTTCGAGCTTGAAATCATGAGTTCCTGAATAGAACTGTTCTTCGGCATTAGGATTATCGTACTGCTGGAACGCCCAGATCATCTCGTCGAGTACCCAATCCCAACGAGCAAACCAAAACTCGTCAGTACCCCATTCGTGTTCTTTCTTTGGAGCGTTGGTGCTGCGAAGATGCTCAGGAACGTCCTCGTCATCAATCCAAGGACCGCCATGCGCGGTATCTTTCAGTTGAATGAGCATAGGAACAATAATTGCAGCAAGCGTGTTGTTCATGTTCCACGTATCGTAACGATCAATGCGAACATTGATCTTCTGATTGCAACACTTTTCATAAATCCTGTTGCAGAGTTTGCTGACCCAGCTATCCGCAAGAATGTCACCGAGTTTGCTGCAAGCGCGATAGTCCCATCGCTTTAGATACGGATCATCGTCATCATAGATAGGCTTTGAATCTACCCAGAAGAAAATCTTATCAGCGATTTGATAAGGACCAATCCAGTTCTTATACGGACCAATGTAGACTTTCATAACAATCTCCAAAGCTGGTTCGGGGTGATGGGTTTGAACCACCAACACACAGGTTCAAAGCCTGTAGTTCTACCAATTGAACTAACCCCGATCAACAACCAACAGTTGTGTCTGTTTCATTAAGAAGCTGCCGAGTAGCAGTAGAAAGCCCATCGCCTTCGATGAACTTCAAAAGCTGTTCAGCCTTTTCGATATAGTCTTTCGTGGTAGGCACAGGAACATTCTTTTCACCAGCATCCTTGAGCTGGAAGTAGTTCGAATCAACCACACCAATCGCAGTCATGAGAACGTCATATCGCAGGCGCTTATCATTATCAGACATATTCACTCCTCACATACAGAGATCTTCATATCTCGTTGTATTGCTCCTGTGACGAGCAGTGTCGCCATAGAAATATCCATCGTTCATAAGCCAAGCAAACAGTAGACCGATCATGATTTATTCTTTCATTAGAGGAAAAGGTGGGAGGATTCTGTTTCCAAGCTCCTCCCGAGCTCATGTTACGCCGCTAGGGCGAAACGAGGTGCATTGTCATTCGCTGCACTTACGATTTGCTTTTGGTCTCTTCGCAACTTTACTACGTCCGTCGATCCTATTTCCAGCCCATCATAAACACTCAGAAACTCTCCAGCCTTTCGGGAGCGCGACTTCCCTATTACCTTCAACGAGCTTTCGGTCGTCACCTATCTAAGTGTTTATGGTGGACTGGGCGGGTACTGCCCCCGCGTCCGATCCGTTTATTTCTTACGCCTCAACGACCTCAGCATAGTATTTATTCTAGCTGGCTTTACTCTGGTTGTCAAGACTTTTCCTCCACTCATACTGATCTCTTACACGAATTAGCTGGCGGACATAGTCGTTCCGTTTACCAGAAAATACCTGGAACTCGCCTTCGTCGGATATCATAAGAATGGCAAAGTGATGACACTCGATGCCAGTATGCTCTTCGAACATGATTGAGTAGGCTGTAGCCTGCATGAAGTAATCTGTGATCATGTCTGGCGTCTTCATCTTTGTGGCTGTTTTGAAGTCAACCACAGTCACTTCGCCATTCCATTCGCAGATTAAGTCCGCGGTCCCTGCGATTCGGAGGATGTCTGAAAACATCGGCGTCTCAGACGCATATACAAGTTGTAGATTCTCGTCCAGACATTTCTGAACAGGACGAAAACGTGCGAGTGTCGAGGGTATGATTTTCTCTGCATCTATCTCGTCTCCTAGAATGTATGATTCCATGAGGTTATGAAGATCTGTGCCACGACGAGCAGCTTGTGAGGATATCTTGTTTGCTTCTGCTTCACCTACTCGCGTTCGCCATTCAGCAATCGCTTTCTTCTTCTCTGGTTGATCGCCCAATACAGTCGTTATAGACGGATACACGTTACCATCGGGCGTCTGATAACGTCGGCCCGATGGTGTATTGATTTGCTTTGCTCTGGGTAAATCTATGTAAGGGCTATGATCAAATCTCAAGTTATCATTCCACGTTCTTCAAGGTTTGTGCGTGTAAGTATATATTCTTTCACAAAGCCCGAACGAACGACATCCTCCTTATTGAACTTCACTACCTCGAATGATTTCATTTGCGCAGCGACAGTCAGCAGATTGTTCATACCTGAACCCTCGCGCGTATAGTCTTTCTGAGTGAAGTCACCACAGAATATAACACGACATCCTTCGCCGACACGAGTCATGACAGTATGGATTTCGTGATCTGATAGGTTCTGACACTCGTCTACGATAATGATGTTATCGCGGAACGTTATACCACGTAGGAACGAAGTCGTATCAAACTGAATGTATCCGTTAGTCTTCAGCCACTCATAAGGCTTATCACAAATCTCAGATATAATACCCTGATATGGTGCTTCGTAAGCAGCAGCTTTGTCTTTCACTGACCCAGGTAAGTATCCAATTTCTCGGGTCGGCACCACGCTTCGTAGGATCACGATAGGTTTAGGAGCATCGCCTTCTAGAACAGCGTTCATCGAAAGCCATACTGCAAGGAACGTCTTACCTGTTCCTGCGCATCCATGCATGATAATATTCTTATCGGAATTAAATGCGTCAACGACTAATCGTTGTGTAGCTGTCTTAGGGGATACACGACACAAGCTAGGAATCGCAGGTTGTCGGAAACCTGTTCCCTTTGCTCTCTTCTTTTGCTTTCGTTCTTTTCTCGTCAAATACTTACTTGCTTCGGCTTCAAGAAATGCTTCGTCTATGATTGCAGTCTGCATGGCTGCTCCGATGTTGTTGTTGTTGAAAATCATAACGAACTAGAACGATTTTTGTGTCGTGTGTTTCTCCTTAGAATGTGTTGACTGTTGAGCGGGGATGGCGCTTTTTGATTGTTTTGAGGATGTCGCGGAATCCTGAGTCAGGCTTGTTCTTGCCTAACGAAACGCCGCTAACAATAAGGGGAGCGCCAATGACTTGCTTGATGTGGGGGCTTTCGGCGAGGAGCGTTTCCATCGCGGAAATCGACATGAATTCCTCGTAGGTCTCGCCAGTTTCAGTGTTTTCAAAAGTGTACTTAGGCATCTTACCCTTTTATTTAGCTTTTTTCAGCTTCCGATATCAAGACAATCCTTCAGCGATGGAAACACTTTTGTAATCTGATACCAAGCAGCAATGGCAATCTCACGATGTTCCTTCTGTGTCTCAACGCCAGCCCTGAGTTGACAGTAATGAATCCATGAACGAAGTGTGCCGTTCATATACATGCGAGAGTTAGTCAGACCTTCAGGAAGAACAGCACGAGCCTGTTCCTTGGCGATACCATTATCAATCGCCCAAGCGTAAGCTCTTTTAGATTCCGTGATAACATCTTCTTGTATCAGAACCCAACGGTCATACAGCCCACCTTGATATTCATCGTTCTTATCAATCTCAATACTGTTCTGTCGATTCTTGTGATCCTGCAAACGAGCTTCACGAGTGGAGAAACCAAGATCACCAGTTGGGTCGGCATAACGCTGACTAAACTCTTGAAACGAGAATGAACGATGACGAAGAATCTGACGAGCGATGTCTCGTGTCGTATTAATTTCCATCACAACATTGACCATCTCAAACGGCGACCAGTGCTTGTGCTTTGCGAGATAGCGAAGCAGCTTTGGTGCAGTCAGAGTGTTGTTCTGATTGGATGGATTAGACACACGAGCAACATATGCGATGAACTCGTCAACGCCCATAATGGTGTCTGGTTCATACTGAGGGAAAGAACTCTTTGATGTAGTAATCGTCGGCTGAGTAACAGCAATAATCTTAGCGGAATGCATTGTTCTGTTCCCTAATCAGATTGATAACTTCTGTGGCAGACTCTTCGACTTCCCAAGTAATAGGAGCTCCTACGCGCCCATGAACAAACGTAGTCAATCCACCACCAGGAACTTTAGGATGTTCGTATACAGCGGTGATATGATCTACATTAATCCAAATGAACTCGTCTCTGTGATCTTCTGCATTATTACGTAGCTTGATGAACATTATCGTTTGCCCTTAAATCAATATCAGAGCATCCATGCAGGAGCTTCGCGCTTGGTCCACTTATGTAGGTGAGTTTTACCTACCTTGTAATAGTTGCGATATGATGCGAGCGAGTCGACGCCAACCTTGTACTCATCAAGCATCGCAGGCGTCACTGGTGTCAGTGGACCGACTGGTATATTGGCTGGCAGAGTCTGAAGCAACTGACGAAACTCAGGCTCTGCGCATTTATGCGTCTTACCGTAGCGATACGTATATTCGTTCAGCAAGCCAACAAAATGACAATAGAGCCACGTGTAGTTGTTGTTTGTCTGACGACACCACACAGCGCTCGGATGATTGATATGCGTCGCAGAATACAGAACAGTATCGCGCTCGTCGGGCAGTCGCCAACGCTTGGCCTTGCGACCGGTCTGCGACTGACCAACATACTCTGTACCATCAAGCAACCGATGGGCTGTAGAAAGCAACTGAGCAGACTCTAGGATCATCTTCACAACATGCTTATCTACCATCGACTGAGCAGCCTTGTATGGATCAGTCTCGATGTAGAATATGTTCATATCAAATCTCCACGATCTTTGGTTTGTAGTTCCAGTAGTTATCACGCTCGTTCTTGTAGCCGCGAGGCCAGCACACAACACGAGTATCACCGATCATGTAGTCGAAGTCGTCGTGAGTATGCCCATGAATCCACAACTTAGGCGGCTTCTTCATAGAAAGAATCTGCTCGTCCAAGTTGTTAGAGAACGATGGGTTAAAAGGGCTACCACGATACTTCTCATGAACTGACTGAAGCGATGGCGTGTGATGAGATACAATGATATCAGCTTCACTTGAAAAAAGAAAGTGCTTGTGTGCATCGTGAGTCTCCATAATTCGCTGTTGAGTGACGCCCTTGATGTAGCGGCAATCGATCAACCCATTCATATACATTACATAGTCGATAGGCTTAGACAGATCAGTCCAGAGCGTAGCACCAGCGATCTTGATACCATTCACTTCATGAGTCAACGTGTGATAGATAGCATCAGAAAAGTATCCGCCGTAGTAATCGTGATTACCGTTGATGGCGAACATATGATCGTGATGTTTCTGAACAAATCGCGCGCGAGCATCAGGATCTTCGCAGATGTCGCCAGCGCAGATATATAACACGTCGTCTTCGGGCTCAAAGTCCCAAAGGCGCTCACGATACATATGCAAGTCTGAGAGAATACCAATCTTCATAGCCACATTCTATAGTGTTGAGCTAGGCCCATTAGATATATTATACTCACAATAATCTGAATTGTCAAGAGCGACCATTTACGCCAAAGCCAACCGACTACCAACCAGCCAAAGTTACCAGCAAGCGATAGCCATACGTTCAGTGGATAGATGTTCCAAGCCGTGAGCGCAACGCCGACAATAAGAACTGCCGTTGAGCACCACTCAATCCACCACTCTGTTCGTTTGCTTACCAATTTCGCCAAACACCCATTATAATCACCACGTTCGTGATGATATAACACAATATAATAAGAGTGCGGATAAGAGCTACCCTATCCGCCTCTTTGTTACTCTTACCAGCTTTCTCGCCTAGAGCTTTTGCCCAGATGCGCCACGCATTACGCAAGCATGTATGCCCAGTAGGCAATGATGTCGTCCTTGTTTGAAGGATCAAAGCCGTTTACGAACATATCGTATTCGACAAGAAGTTCGAGATCACTTTTCATTGTAAAACCTTTCTGCATAGTCTGAATCGTTAACGTCGACCTGTAGCTTCATAGCGATTATATATCGAGGAAGTCTGCATAGTCTATCTACAGGCATAGCTCTATGTGGAATCTTTGCGCGGAATAGAATCAGACGATTGGGTCGATATGAAACGTATTTCATTGCGTCGTACGATCCATTCGATTCTTCATAGAAACACGTACCACCTTCCCACTCGATTTCCCATTTCGTACAAGGATAGTATATTGCGGTCAGTTCACCGTCGTCGCGATGGATATACCCATTCGTTCCGTATGGATTGCAGTTCATGTAGATTCGTAGCGGCTCTAACGCACCAACGCTAGACTTAGCTGCTTGACTCACATTATCCCACAGCTCAGCAACATACGGATGCTTTACTTTGAGTGTTTCATATTGAGGCTGATCCATCGCTGGCATGAACTGCTTTGAGTTATGAAACACATAGTTCCAATGCCATGCAGCATCCTTGTTACGATTGCTACTCCATTCATTGGATAGATGCAGGCTCTTGATATGTTCGTATAACTTCTGATGTGTATCTAGTGGTAGAACGTCATCAAAAGTGATTATCTCTTTCATTTATCCTCCAACTCTGT